TGGATTTAGTCATAAATGAGGCGCTGGAAATCTATAGTAAATATGCAAATGTGGATCAAAAATTTATCATCGTTCCATTATCAACATATGTTCAAGGTACAGGTTTAACATTGCCGGATAATGTCATCGGAGTATTTTCAATTGATAAAAATATGGCATCAAACGAGTTTGGTAATTTATTTGCCGTTGATAATAGCATGATGACGTCTATTTTTGATATGAATGCTGCGATGCCACGGGCGTTTAGTTTTATTTCATTTGAGATCATGGCACAATATATGTCGATGATCAATATGTTTGCTGGTAAGAACTTTGATTTTAATTTCAACCAGCGCGATAAGCTTCTTGTGCTTTACCCTGACCCGATTGCCGCTGGCCAGACTTATTCTGCGCTATCTATTGTCATTGGTGTGTACATTGTGCGCACCGAAGAGCAGCTATATGGTGAGGCGTGGATTAAGAAATATGCCCTAGCCGAGGCTAAAGTGCTGCTTGGCACCATTCGCAAGAAATTCAAGGGCGTACAGTTGCTGGGTGGAGGAACCGTCGATTCTGATATTGGTATTGAAGGAATTACAGAGAGAGACAATTTATTGGCCACACTACAAGCATCTGAAAGTCCAGTTTGCGGATTTAATGTTGGATAACTAGTTTTAATTCACGTTTACGTTGTTCTCGAAGTAATGCTTTCTTACGCTGTTTTTCACGCGTTGCAGCAGTTCTTTTTTGTCCTCTCAATTTTTTTCGCACTTTTTCTTTATATATTGGATCTTTCCAACGATTTGTTGTATCTATACGATTTTTCTCTCGAGATTCATCGGATGTTGGAGGACGATTTAATGAACCTATTCTGATGTTGTTTATTTGTTCTTCAGTATAACAACCTTTTTTATTTTTATTCCAAGGTGCCTTACCTCGATTTTTTAAGTTTGGTTTTCCTAATATTGCAATGCGTTTCTTCTCTTTTGTTTCAGGTAAATCTTTGTGTCCTGTATGTGAAATTCGTAATTTTTCAATGTGTTCTTTGGACAGTTTTTTATTTCTCCAAAATCCCACATGTCCTTTGCTTCCTCCTCCACCCAATGCAATATTATAACCTATCTTTGGATCACGTGAATTATATAACCAAATGTAATATGTTTCTCTATCACCAATTATATCCAATTGAGTATTGTCTTCTATGACTTCTAAAATAACTTTGTTAAAATTTTCTTTGCCATATTTTTTAATTGCTCGTATAATATTTTTACCACTACCAAAATATCCTGGAGTGAATGGATCCTGTTGACCAATATAAATTTTGTTGTTGACAAGATTGGTTGTAAAATAAATAACGGCCATGTTCTGCCTCTTTCATAAATATTGTTGTGGGCTGGACAGCCATCTGCCTCTTGGTTTCCAATTAGCTCATACTGATTGGATTACAGCTCATACTCTATTTATGCATAAATAGTAATGTATGTAATATTTTCTGTCGGTTAACCAGGATGATTGTAATTAACATGGAGAAATAATGAAACTAACAGACATAATTAATGAATTCTCAACACCACGAATAGTTCCATCTACATATTTGGTTGGTGATGTTGTTTCTCAAGAAGAATTTGCATTGTTTCCTGGGACAAGGATGTATACAACAAAAAATGGTGGTGAAGGTGCCAAGACAATTGATGGAGCTATATGGAAAATGAATAGCATGAGGGGAAAATGGAGAAAAATTAAAAATGGTCCAGTTTCAGCCATAAAGGAAGATCGGTCCGAAATGCCTAAAGAATACCCTAATTTTGATCGTGCAATACTTAATGATGTATATTTTGGACTAGTAAAACTTTTAAAGAATGATATTGGAAATTATATACGTAAGATTACAAATTTCGCCAAAGAATTAAGTGACGAATATGGTAATTTTGATAAGCTTGGTCCGACACGAAAAAATGAATACAAACGTGATTGCGCGCTGTTAAAACGTGTTGTTACAACCACCAGAAAACAACTTGATAGAATAAGTGAATTTCTCAACAGTTATATTGCTAAATCAAACACAACAGATGATATATTGCTTTGGGATTTGGAAGAACAACTTGAAGATGTAATTGGTAGCAAATGAACGAATTAAACATTCTTCACAATCAAGCTCTTCTTGAGAAAGCGCAATGTTTTTCAAAATTAAAAACTTGCCTGCTGGAGAAGGAAGACAAAAACTATATTCTTAATGAGGATATATCCTATGTTGAAATGCGGAATTATTTGGCATATCTTGTCACTAAGGTTTCTGATGCACCAACTAAGCATGTTTTAAACACGCTCATTGCTACGTTGGGAAAGCTAGAATTTACTAGCGTAAAACTACCAATATTATCGCAGCCTGCTAGAATTAAAGCCAGCCCTAAAATTATTCATTAATAGTTGTTGAATCAATTAATGTTTTGCCATTAGATCCAAATACAATTAATCTAAATTGAAACCCACTAGCAAGGTTTGATCAATACATTTTTAATTGTATTTTTAACTTCAGGTGCAGCCCATGAAGAAGTAAAACCATATTTTTTAAGACATGTTTTTCACGGTTTTCTTTTAATTTTTTATCACTAATAGTGCTGATGGTATTAAAATTAAGTTGTGTTTTTATATTAGTATCTTGTTCTGTTGTTGTTTTGTGTGTTTTATGTAAATGCAACATAAATCCAGATTTTGTCATCATTATTTGATGACACATTGGACAGGTGATGGATGGAACAAGTTGTTTTGGTTGAGGAGTTTTCATTTGACGTTTCTTTCTAATTTCATTAATATTACATGTGAAGCTAGACAGCTTGCCAACGTTTCGGCAGGTTTTGAAACAGGACAAAGTGTTTCAATTATAGCTTCATATATATTTATGTGATTAATTTAACAGAGTTGATTCTTCGTTACTATTAATAAAATATAATTCGTTGCCTGTTGAATATAACTTTGAATGATTTAATTCCATTACCATACCACTGCTGACCGGCGGGGTTAACATTGTTTGTATATTTGTAAGATTTATTTCTTCAAGCAGATACGTATTTGATATAAATGGCATTTTATTTACTTGTGCTGACACATTGTTGATGTTAATAAAAAATAAATTCATAGTATCTGATAAAACGTAGTTTATCGGTGTATATCCTGAAACGGCAGAAACAGGACAAACATACCCGGAAACATCCAGTGAATTTCCAATAATTGAATCCGATGAGAAATATAAATGAATTGCGTCTGTAAAAATCTTGCCGCCAGGAGTAAATTCAAATATTACACCCGAAGTTACAATGGCAGATACTGTTGTAATATCAATTAAATTCAAAGAATTAGGTAACGACGACACAGTATTTCCAAAATCTCCATATATTCTTGAACTCTTTGCTGCATCAACACCGGCTGCCTGTAAATTATAATTGAATAACTTATCTGACAAATATTCTTCAGTTTGTTTTTCAATGTCAACCAAATCCAGATTATTCTTTGTCTCGCCACTAAGCAAACCAGCTTCTTGTGAATATGTTCTACGTACAATTTCACATGCAAAGATGTATTTTTGGAGTAATGGGTTAATCCCATTTGGCATCAGATCACGATCAATCACATTAGTAATTGTATATTGTTCTTTATTATCATCTGAAAATGGAATTTCAAAGAAATCATCTGGCAATGGAGCAATGGTTTGGTATTTATTTGTCTCAAAAGCACCAAGGCGTTTATATACCACAATGCCGGATAGAGTTCCACTGACACTTCCTGTACCACTGGCATTTAGAAAGCCAGCGTATGGGCCATGGAATGACGAGAATGTTGTCTTGACATAATCCCAGGCGTTTGGTAGGGCTATATCAGGATTCACTAGGATGTCATCGGAGTAGTTATGGTACTGAGATAATGCCATACCTGAAACTACACCTGAAGCAGAAGGGATAATTGTACCGGAGATTACACCAGAAAGGAATGTGTCGGGAGAATTATATAGCGCACTGACAACTCCGGAATATGCTGATACTGATATATTAAAAGGAATGGTTGTTGAAACAACTTGCTGCTGTGCTAGCCCACAAAAAGCAAATTCGAAGTCCTTTATAGTGCAAAACATTCGATATGAAGAATCAGGAGTAATGCCATATTTACCAAGAATGAATGCGTCTGCTAAACTTTCAACATACAACGGTAGTTCAGCACTCGTGTTATATGTTGGAATATTTTCACCATAAATCAAATCAGAATATGCATCTCTAAGATCATTTGGAAATGTTGCATCCTGTCTACAATATTTAACTCTAATACCATATGAAGAAATTAAATCTCTGTAATATTCTTCAAAAATATTTTGTGACGCTGATACTGATTCTTTTGATAAATATCTAAGGACGTTGACTGGTTGCACATTCATATTATATATTTATGAAGCCATTGCCAACAATGCTTTTTCTTCACGTTTCATCCGATTATGTTCTAATTTTGCAATTAGGATATTTTCACAATGTTCCACTGTAAATAGTTTTCGTTTTACACCTGTGTGAGAATCACTCTTCTTTTTTCGTGTTTCTGCAGATTCAGGACCGGTCTTTTTGTTTTTATTCCATGGAGCTTTGCCTTTACGGTTTCAAGGATTTCCTTCTTAAAATTTTCTTCTCCATATTTTCCAATCGCCGCTTTTATTGCAGTTCCTGAACCTAAATATTTTGGGTCATTGTCACCATCAAATCCTGCATATAACTTAAAATTGACAAGATTGGTAGTAAGATAGATGACAGCATGTGGTTTTGGTTTCTTAATCATAACGTAATCCTTTCATAAATATTTGTTGTGAACCGGAAATATGGTAGTAATCCACCATCTTCAGATGATATGATGAATATCAAATGAATTACGGTTCATATATCAATTTATGCACGATTTGCGTATAATATCTACTATGCAATCGTTTTCGGATAAATATCAGCCAAAAACACTTCAGGAACTTATTCTTGATAGTGAGACAAAACAAAAACTTCAAGCATTTATTACATCAGGTTCAATCCCAAACATTTTATTGGCTGGGGCGCCAGGTACAGGAAAAAGCACACTTGCAAAAATTCTTGTCAATGAATTACGTGCTGAGGTACTTTACATCAACGCTGCCCTGGACAATGGAATTGATATTGTTCGTACACGCATTCAGGATTTTACAAAAATATTAACGATGGATGACAAATGCAAAATTGTAATACTTGATGAAGCCGACTCTTTAAGCAGAGACGCAGGTGGAGGTTCTAGTGCTCAAGCAGCATTACGAAATATCATAGATACTTCTTTAAAAGATACAGCATTTATTTTAACTGCAAATTATGCCGAACGTATTATAGATCCGATTCAAAGCAGATGTGTGAAAATCCCAATAACTTTTACAAAAAAAGATGTCATTGCATTAATTGCTGGAATTATAACTGAAGAAAAAATTACATATACTAAGGAATCTTTTCTGGACTTTGTCCAAAGTGTTGTAAATAAACAATTTCCAGATATAAGAAATATTCTTGGGACACTACAAATTAATACATCGGATGGCAAGTTGTCAACAATAAAAATCTTCAAACAAACTGCCATTGACGAGGTTGCAGATGAGCTATTTGCAATGCTCATATCTAGGCAGCCACAGCGTGCAATTCGGGAATACTGTATTCGTAATTCACATATTTTTTTAGACGACTGGGAGAGCTTAGGTGGCAAGATATTTGATCGATATTCTGAGGCGCCAGGAAATCAGATTGAAATTGGTAATAAGTTGATGATTATTGCTGATGGGTTGTATCGAATAAAGTCAGTTACAATAAATCAAGAAATCCAATTTTCTGCTATGTGCTTAGCATTGTTGCATAAATAACTTCGGTTTAACACTATGTGAAAGGCTGTAATGGAAAAACCTGCCCTGTCCAAGATTGTAGCGTCAAAACCGAGTAAGAATAATTATTGCAACAAGCACGACATGCTGCTTGAGTTGAGGCATTTTAAGCGCACAGGTGTGATTTCGGAAAAATTAGGCAAAATGTTGCTTGATATTGCATATAAGTTTGTTGAGAAAAATTCTAAGTTTAGAAACTATCCAGATAAATTGGATTTTATCGGCGACTCGATTTTGCGCATGGTGTCGCAACTACATAAATTTAACACAGAGCATCCTAAAGCAAATCCATTTGGATATTTCACTCAAGTAGTTTATCATCACATGATTTGCTGTATTCGAGGATTACATCGAAGACTTGACTTTGAAACTTGTTTAAAGGAATCTTTTAAATCTGGTTTGACTGCTTACTACTCAGAACCTACGTACGTCATCCACGATGACGAATCTGTTATTGAAATCCCTGAATAATTAAATTGTGACTGTTGGCGGAGGAGTTTCTGCTGGAGTTATAGGAACTTCTACTGTCGGCGTACCAACAGTGCCTACTTTCTGAGCAACTTCACCTGGAGCATTGTCTGGCGATGGCATTTGTGCTGTTACACTGGGTGTTTCTAACCCGCCACCTATATCACTAATACCACTACCTAGGCTTCCACCTACATCTTCAGGTATCCTTCCAACACGTAATTCAATAGCTTTCTTGAAGATTGCTTCACTTAGAATGCCATTGCGATTTGTTTTAATATCCTCATCTGAATATTTAAGATACTTGCGCATAAGCTGTTCACGTGAAAATTCTTCTTGACGTTCAAATGCATTATAATTCCCAGCTTTAATTGCAACCAATTCCTGCTCCTGATACAATTCATAATTTGCAGGTTGCTGAAATTCTATGAATATATCACGATCTTTAAGTTTAAACTTCTCCCAATACCCAGTAAGAATTAAATGTGTTTTAAAACTCTGCATTAATCCACTGGAAAATGCGTTTTGTAAACGAATAAGAAATTTTGCAAATCGATATTCTTCATATGAAATTGCTTTGGATTCACGAAGCATTTGGGTGTCAGGTTTATTTACTCTGGAAAATGGCACCTTTAAACCAATGTAAAGTTTCTTGACGAAGTAATCAACATCCCCCATTTCACCAAAATTACATGAGCCATCAAGTTTTGTTACAGTAGAACCTTCTGTTCCTTCTGGTTTAAGAAAGAAATATGATTCAAGTGCAGTCTGTCCATCATATCGATTATAAATCTGACCATTTGCTCCAATTGAACTACCTTTGCGAGTTTGGAAGCGTGTCATCAGCTTCATTAATTCTTGCTCAGCTTGAGCTTTGGAAAGCTTTCCAGTAGCAATATTAAACATTAATCGTGTTGGTGATCTAGCCAGGCGATAAACAATGGCAGCATCTTCCATCATTGCAAGTTGGATGTAAACTTTGCGGATTTTTTCAAGAATAGAAAATACATATGTCCGTTCAGGATTAAAATTTCCAGTGTTGATATATGTTACCTGTGTCCAAGGAAGAGGAACAGATTTGCCAATGTCGCTATTATTTCCTCCAGCAAATGTTGAATTATAAAAATTAGGCATCTGGATTTTTCCAAATACAGCTTTGGTTGTATCTGAAAAATCATTTGTCATTTTTGTTGGGTCAAATAACAACCCAATATTATCGGTCTTATTTTTTTCGCGCAGGAATTCATATGCTTCATTTAATATCTGCCGCACACCGACAATACCCAAATGAAGCTTATTAGGATTAATAATATTTTCAAATGCTAGTTCACCATCAGTTAAAAATTCCTGGGAATATGAATAAAAATTTTGACGAAAATCAAATAAGGCAACAAATTTTGTGAATTCTTTTCCTAACGCATCTTTGATATCGTCTTTTAAATTAACAAATTTGGAAAAGCGGAGATGAATAAAATCTCCATTTTCATCAGTATTCAATAGAGAATCAGAAATTTCATCAAAGGCATCTGATATTTCTGGATATGTCGCCATCTGCCTATAGGTTTTAAGACGTTTGCCTTTGTTTGTATCAATGTTTTCATACATCACATTGTAGGCAGCATTGAGTAATTGATATGGAGAAAAACTCCGAAGATCACCATAATCATCTTCTTTTTCTGGTAGCACTGGATTCAATTGGGATTGCTTCCGCACAACGTCATCAGAAGTATTAACTTGATCAAAGATGTGGAAATATCTATTAATGATCTTGCCGACACTTGAGGATTGAAATTTATTCATGGTAGTATTTATGAAAGTTATTGAAACAATTGCTAATAAGTATTATACAATTCATTGTTAAAATGTTTAACAAAAACATGGTTACCACAATCCCATATTCTGTTCCAACCATTGTTTGTCATATTTTCAATTTCGGTTAATTTGGAATCGAAGTGTTCAAGTCTGTCTTTAAGAACATTTTTACATGTAAACGTAAACCCAAGTCGTTTAATACAATCCACCATTACTCCATTGCCTATCTGCATAGCTAATAATTTGTTGTGGTTTATATGTAACTTCAAAATATTTTAATAGTTTACTTGCTATCCCAGGAAAATTGAAATTACTTTAGTTAATGGAAGCTCAGTTGTTGAAAATAATGTATTAATAATCTCAGTTTAATGTCGTTCATATTGTTTCTCTCTTAGGTATCTTTATCTAACTATCGTCTAGATATAATTATGGATATACAAGGAAAAAGCAAGAAATTATACAACGAAATATAACTTCTTGCTTTTATCAAACCGATGAAATTAAACTAAAACCTCTGAGAAACTGCCACCAGTTCTCAATGCAACGAACTTCACCAAAATAAAATCGGCACTATGTGCTGGCTTCAAAAGTACTGCCAGTTTGAGTTCGTTGTTGTCAATTACCTCTGTAGTATTATTGGTTTCATCACAAACTAACTTGTAATCATATAATCCACCAAGCCGTTCAACGTTTGCAAACTTAGGATCAAGGGTGTTGAGCAACCGTGTGCGGGTATAAGAATTATTCAATGTACTCACGAAGTAACGAGCCACGTCATATGTTAGTCGTTCCATCTTGAGGAATAATCTGCGAACATTAACGCGATCAAATGCTGAAGGAGCCGATTGAAGCGTCTTCTGGCCCCAAACAATAACACCTTCATAAGGAAGATCAACTGCGTAGTTGAAGTTCTTAAGATAGATTTGATCCTGTTGTTTGCTATTCGGATTGAATGAAATATCTGTAACACCAGCGACAAGTCCTTTGTCAAGGCCATACGGCGCATCCCAGAAGTTGAATACTCTCTCAGTGTAGCAATATCTGCCAATGACTTTGATACTTTCAGGAATCCAAATTTGATTTCCTGTGAATGCATTAATAACCTTCATCCACGTAGTATACATTGCGCCATAGCTGGAATTAATTCCTTGCATGTATTTCAACTTCGGAATAATTGATGCATCAATTGTATTTTCAGGTTTTGCTGGGCGAACTGTCTTTAGATTTCCTTCGAGTGCGATTGCCCGAGGGGCATCCAGAATTGCCATGCAATCTTTGCGGGTATTCTGACAGAATGAAATCATTGCATCACATGTTGTTTTCCATTGTTCAATGTCATATCGTGATGTAATTGCATCATTCGCAGAATCCCATATTGCAGGTGAGTATGGAGTATTATCATGATTATATGTGTATTGCGCAATGTTTGACAAACCAGCATCTACAACAACATCCAAACGATTTGCATCAATGTTTGTCATATTGGTGTACACATAATCCAAACCACTTGTAATATCAGTGTAACGAATGTTTTTTACGGTTTCAAGTGATGTGAAACTAAGCATTGGCCAGTGAATTGTGTCTGCCAATTGTCCACTTCCTCCACGAATTATCGTATAGAGTACTGATGCATTCTTATCAATAATTAGCGAATCATCATCAGTGTTAAAATAAAATTCAATATAATTTGATTCTGAATTAATCTTATCACCAATGAAAATACTCTGTTTTGTGGTTGGATCAGTATCAGTGCTTCTGAGAGAACCGGTGAATTTTTCAACCAACTGATAATTCAATAGATCGCCATTGTTTGTATCAGTGTATGTCTTTAAAACAAGAACAACAACCTGATTCAAATATGTCCGATCAACAACACCCTCCGAAGTTTGAAGTATTGCAGGGAATTCTCGCGGAATGGACTTTGCAATTGAATCAGAAGTATAAATTGCTGAAGGAGCCATCACCCAACCACTTGGAGCAGTAAGATTTGTTTGGATACCTAGTGCTGAAAGAGCATTAGGCAACAACACACCATCAAGTAGCGCCCAACCTGGATAAGGCGCACTGGTAGTTTCAAACGGCGCAAGATTCTGCCAAGCAATTGCATTATATGCAGGAAGAACCATTACAAATAACCCATTATTTTCATCCTGACCAGTCAATGCATCACGACTGGTATTTACAATGACAAATGAATGGTTTGAATAATTTGTAACTACTGAGAAATTATTGGCAGTGCGCAAAGCATCAAGTTCATCACTTGAAATATTATTTGTTACTTCATCGGCATCAATGGGGCGAATAGCCATACCACTTATGGCTGAACCATCAGCATTTGCAAAAAGAGCAGAAAGAGCCATTGAACCACTTGCAGGTACTGTAACTGCTGCACTTAATGTAAATCCAATTGCACGATACGAATCACGAGAATCATTGTTATATTGCAATTTTGCAAAAATAACATTTCCTTGCTGGTCAAGGATTTCTTTTACTGCAGCATAGGAATAATATTCTGCTTCAGTTTGTGGAGCGCCATGTGATGTCAAATAGGAGTTAATATCTGAAAAACGCATAGGAACAAGATCTTCACCTTCATTAGCAAAACCAACGACTAGCGCCGTTAGCATTTGCAGGTTTGGTGAAACCATGCTGACGTCTTGTTCCTCGATAGACACTCCCGGATGTTCAAGTAAACGTACAGAATCTGACATGGTTATTCTCCTATTAAAATGTCTCAATGACTAAAATCAATATCACATGGTTATTTATGCGCCAATCTTCCACGAGCCATAAATATCTTCATGACAACAAGTACAAACAAAAATTTTTTAGGACAAGCGTTGGAATATAATTTGTCTACGCAAAGTAAATGGTTTGCGCAGATACCACTAAATACGATATTTACAGATTTCGGAAGCAAAGACCTGTGCATGAATTTGACAACATATGCGCTGCCTGAGATTGAGCTTGGTTTTACTGAAGTAAAATATTTAACAAAAGCTGTGCCGATTCCAAGTCGAGTGATTGCACCGGGCCCGAATGACATAACATTTAATTATCTTCTCTCAGAAAATTTCCATCAATATATTATGCTTTATCGTTGGATCCAGCGAATTACAATGGAAATGCAGCACGACACGAACATGTTGGATATTGGTGACAGATCAAACTTCACCGTGCCAATTAATGTATATTTACTTTCAGCATTCAAAACACCAGTGATGTGCGTATCATATAAAGATTGTTGGTTGCAAAAATTAGGAGAAATTGCTTTTGATTATCGTGATGCACAGGATTCTCCAGCAACACATTCATTCACAGTAAAATATAGTCACTTTGAAATCAACATCATGGCAGATTGTGGTGGGGTTGACGGGAGAGAAACGGAAATTTCCAATTCCGCATAATAACAATTACCAAATTTGCAGAGGATACTATCCAATGAAAAGTATTTCAGATATAATATTTAAAACATGTTCAGATTGCGGGTTTATCGTGCCAACAAAGCTGAAGTATAAAAATTGCCCAATCTGCAACGGATTACAATTCTCAGAGGAGTGGGCAGGAAACAACGAAGAGCAAACTACGTCGATTAAAAAAGCAAACACCCTGCTTCACCGTGGTATTGCTGCTTTCCACCAGGTGATATAACTAGTATTTTCTTCTACTACGTGAACCCTCGAATATCCAGGTGTCAAAGTAATGAACAAGGGTGGATTATTTGGCAAAATTATTTAAACAGGATACCATATAATCAATACATTGATTTTTTTCAGTATC